TTATGAGAAAAATGTGAAAATATCATATCAAAGCATATTCGGAATTATGCTCGGATGCATAGGTATCGTCCTAATATCTCTAGATAACAATATTGTCAAATAATAAAAAATATATAATATATACCCTAATCTACATAAAGCACACATTCATTGCATCTCATCTCTCTAAGGGAGGAAGGGTGCTACAGTGACTGTCTTCCTCTTCATATTATTTTCAGCTCCCACAAGAGTTTTGGAACAATTAACATCACTTACAGAGGAATCCTTTGAAATCCTGATGCGGACAGGAATCACATACCGCTTAGTGTGTTTAGCGTATTTAAAAGTGCTCGCGACAGATGATGTAGAGGCACTATTACCATAACCGACTCTTCCAGCTACGCTACCCTCGCCAATAGTACGAGTAATGCTACGAGTAGCTCCTCCGTCGCTGTCGCCTCCGCCACGAGTAGCTCCGCCGCTACGCATACCGCCGCTACGCATACCACAACTGCGCGTAATTTCTTTTTCCTGAACAATCTCCTTCTCTTTACTGAGAACCATAAATGTAAGATACATCATCCCGGTATTTTCTGAAGTTTTTTCAATACCGAGCTCTTCATCATCCCCAGTAAGCTCTTCGCCCATCGCCTTAATCCTTGAAGTCGTCCATTGATATTTTGCCTTTCCGTTCTGATAAAATACACTGCTATTTGGTTTCCAAGGTTCTTGAATAGGAATAGACCACATTACACCGTCCCTATCAATGTTGAATGGAGTAATATGACTTTCCTCGAGATAATCAGGTTCATCAAAATCAACAGCGAAACCGAGAGCATAATCGCAATTATTATCATACCTCGAATAAATGTCTGGGTTTTCAATTTTGATTACAATAGGACCTTCTTCGGCAATTACATAATAGCTTTCAGCATCGCCGGTCTCAAGAGTTTCAATCTCATAACTCTTGTTAAATTGCTTGAGGTCTGATTCGTTTTTATACAGTGCGCTATCATTCCCCTTACCAAATGAAACCTTGAAGCTGACATTAATCATATCCGTCGTATATACTACATCTGTATCATAGGCATTGTAGGATAGCTGGATAGAGTCGCTCACCTTGACAATAGGAGCGGCGGCAGCAGCAGTAGCAGCAGTAGCAGAAGAAGCGTTCTTGGACATTCTAAGTGTATAATTAATTTTAAGATATACACAATCAATTTTTATAAATATGTTGCAAAAATGTTACATATTTATTATGGGGTGGGGGAGACCGCCCTATGGGGGAAACCGCCCCCAACGCGGTTTTATATGAAGGCTATCGAGAGGATCTTTGGATATTTATAATACCATTCTGATGTCTTAAAAAGACACTGGATATTTCTAAAATTTGAAAATTAAAATTTGAGTACATCTCTTGATTTATTTTGTAATTTCTAAAAAACTTTTGAAATTTTTGAAAAAATAGAAAGATGTACTCAAATTTAAAAATGAAAAAAATAATAATATTCCAGTGTCTCAATAATTGATCTGAATATTCTTACTATTTTTATATAAATATTGAGGGGCTATTGAGGGAGCTTATAAGATATTTATAGTACCAGTATGATAACTTAAAAAGACACTTGATATTTCTAAAATTTGAAAATTAAAATGAAAAAATAATAATATTCCAGTGTCTCAATAATTGATCTGAATATTCTTAGTATTTTTATATAAATATTGAGGGGCTATTGAGGGGCTATCGAGAGGCTATTGAGGGGCTATTGAGAGGCTATTGAGGGGGGCTATTGAGGGGCTATTGAGAGGCTATTGAGAGGCTATTGAGAGGCTATTGAGGGGGGCTATTGAGGGGCTATTGAGAGGCTATTGAGGGGCTATTGAGGGGGGCTATTGAGGGGCTATTGAGAGGCTTTAATAGGATACTGAAAGAATTTTTGTATTTGTATAAGAATAAGTATAAAGGAGGGAAGATGGAGGAGTGGGTCTATTTGTCTATTTTTAGGAGTACAATAATTGTTGGGTTCATACTTTTCATAAGGTATGATGATTCCCCTAAGTATATATTTCCAATTATGATAAATATAATAGTAGGCTTTATAAGTTTGATATATTTCCTATATTTTTATAGTAATGATAAAAATATTACAGATATAATAACTAAGCCAAAATATTACATTTATTCTATAATATTATTCGTAGTATCACTAATAGGCTTCTATGTTATCAAGATATCCCCTAATCCTGCATATTATAGAACCTTTGCAGTTTATGAAATTATACTGCTATTGTTTGTTACATTGTATTATAATAAATACTTTAATATAAATTATCAGGGTATATTAGGTATCATTTTAGGCTGTATATCAATACTTCTCATTACAGTTGATAATATAATATGAAACCGCCCCCACTATATAAAACCGCGTTGGGGGCGGTCTCCCCCACTATGATATAAAAATATAAATATATTATTACTAAATGACAGAACCATCAGAGACATCGGATAAGGAATATAAATATAAAATAATATTAACAAAATCCGACAATGTCATAGCATCTGATATATATACCAAGATTAAATATATTACATCACACGACAGACTTGCTCTCATTATCAATACTGAGAAATATATCTATAATCATATTCAATTACCATTCTATGAAAAGAAAGATATTGAAGATATTATATATAAATACGGGATACAGAATGCAATACAGCATTATATATTAAATAAAAAATATTATAATGTTATCAGGGAAATTATAGATAACGACGAGTCAAAAATATATATTGGTATCGCCTTTTATATCCTAAGAGAATGCTTTGAATACAGAATAATAAATACCGAACAATAAAAGAAGCTCTATAACTTACACCCGGGTCTTCTTGGCTGTCCTGTTGACCGGCTCAATTATTACTGTTTCCATTTCTTTCCGCAAATAAGACATTCCATAAATAGCGTAGATGCTTCATCGCCTGATCGCGTCTGGAGTTCGTAATAGCTGACCTTCTTACTCTTACATCTCATGCAAGTTATCATATCAGACATAGCTACAATATTAAACTCATAGGCTTCCTTGAGTCGCAAATTATTTTTATTGATAATATCATTCCATCTCTCTGGAAATACATTATGACATTGCATATACGGAAGCATATGTGGGACGAACTCCTTTTTCTCAACCATTCTCTTATATAAATCTTGATTCCCGATATAACTATTAGATTTAAGATTGGAATAGATGCTTCGCGATATATTAATATATGTATCTAAGAACAGGGAGCATTTCCATGACAATTGTATTTTGTTAGTATTCGCATAATCAATCGTACAATTAAAGATGCCTATTTCTAAATCCGTAGCTTCTAACTCGGAGATAAACAAATTATTAATAAGCATATTACGAAAATCATCGCGAACCTTGTTTTTATTATACTGGTTATTAGAAACCTCTGGAATATTATTTGGCGAATTGTATTTATCTATTTGATCGCTCAATTTATAGATTTTAAAATCATTATTCATAATAAATGTTTTAATATATAAATATATAGAATAATCAATTTTTTATATATAAATCTAAAAAATGATATATATACTATATAATATTCAATAACCTTTCATAATATGTCGCAACCGGTCTCTTCTAAATCTGGAACACTTGATATTAATAAATATATTACCGGATTTCCGAGTGTTGCTGGGGGTAGCCAAGAAGATATTAATTTAATTGAAATCTACTTCATTAATCATGGTATCCAAGGATCTAACGATAATGTTATAGATGTGTCTGTTAAAAATAGCTTGGAAACCTTTATAGATAACTATTATAAGAAAAGCAGAGTTGAAAAGTATAAATCGTATACACACATGGAGAGAATATATACATATGAGCTATCAAATGATAACCAATATGTATCAAGTAAAATTAAGAAACATATGGATATTTTAGATAACATATTTGTAATCTGTTCTAAGAATAATAAACAACCGAATTATACATTCCCTTGTACTAATGAAATAGACAGTGTATCTGAATATATTATTAAAGAATACAAGATATCAAATAGAATATCTTTGATTCTGCGCAGCGATATTAGCGATAGCCGCGCGGAGATTAAGACGCTTTATATTGAATATAGGCATTCTAATAATGTTGATATTGACAAGATAAACGAGACGATTAACAAGATAATTAGAAAAATATTATATCAATCATCCCACACTTGAAAAACAAAAATTGATATAGGCATTATGACATATATATATAACAAATTGCGTGCGTGTTCGTATATAATATGAATGTTTATAATGATATTGCGAAAACTGATTATTCTTTTGCAGATTTTGCTAATATTATGATTAGCGATAATACTATCGCCGATGACTCTCGTGAAATCTATAATATTAAGGAATTGTACGACGGCTATATCAAACATCTTATGGTGAGAAAATATAAGCACGAGGATATCCTGCGATATCGTATGGAAGCAATCGTAGATTATTATCTGGATTTTTATGGAAATAATAAGAATTATGATAGGAGCAAGCTGGTTGCACAATATAAAAATAGCATCGCCGACTGCTTTGATAATAAATTGAATCCGCCTAAATGTTATCTAACTATAGCCAGGAGAGAAGATATTGCGAATGAACTTAAAGAAAAAATGGAATATGAAAGCTGTGATATCAATACGCATTACAAGATGATTAATATGAAATACGAATATTATGGAGAGCTTAATAATTCCGAAAAGCAAAAGCAGATGCAAACTGCAAATGAGAATGACGAATATTATGATGAATATAACGATCATTATAATGACGATGAACTCAATTCAAGTATCTGCAATAGCGACGATTATGAAGACTATTATTGTGGCGAATGCATTAGCGAAGACGATAGCGAATATTACTCAGACGATTACTAATAATTACCTTTCGGACCTTTCGGACCCGCCAGTCTACGCCAGTCTACGCCGGCGCTACGCTAACAATGAAAAATAAATAAAATTCTTTTTATTTTTGTACCACTTTGTACTATCCTTGTACTATCAAGTATCTTGTAAAAATTGATATAATAATAGAATTATAGAATAATTTAATCATTCTAATAGATATGATGATATCAAGGAATTATATTGGAGCTCATATTAAGCGCGATGATAGCGGGGGGATAATAGAGACTATGAATAATATCAGGAATAATGGCGGGAATGCTCTTCAAATATTTGTTTCTAATCCGCGAAGCATTACTATTACAAATATAGACAGTTATGTTAAAAAATCACAAGATATACGAAAATATCTCGCAGAAAATGATTTCAAGCTTGTTATACACGCCCCTTATACTATAAATATTGCTAAGGATGCCGCAGAGGGAAAACGAGTAATGCCTTTGGAAGAATGTATATGGATTAAACTCCTCATTAATCAGCTTACACTCGCAGATATGATGAATGCCGAGGGCGTCGTATTACATGTCGGAAAGCATGTTGCCCTTTCCTATGAAAAAGGATTGAATAATATGAAAATGGGAATCGAATATATATTGAAAATTATGGAAAATAAAAAGATGAAAACCAAATTAATCATAGAAACGCCGGCAGGGCAAGGAACCGAATTGTTAAAAGATTTGAATGACTTTATAGCATTCTTTAATGGGTTCTCAAAAGAACAAAAGAAAAACCTCGGAATCTGCTTTGACACTGCCCACACCTGGGCGCTCGGATATGAATTAGCTGCAGCATATAACATATTATTTAAAAAAAATAGCAAAGATATTACAGTAATCCATCTAAATAATAGCCTTGTTAAAAAAGGAGAAATGAAAGACCGGCATTCGGTCATCTTAGATGGCGAAATATCAGTAGCCGAGATGAACGATTTTATAGCCTCATTATCTTCGTCCTCGTCGTCGTCTTCATCTTCTAAATCTAAATCCGCAATACATATCCCGACAATCATCTTAGAAACACCGTCCGACAATTATGAAATGGAAATAAACCACATTCGCAATTTACTTGACTAAGGAGATGCAATGCAAACACGAGCGCGATCACTATAATTATCCAGTATCAAGAATGTTTTTTAGCACTATCTAATACTTTTTTCATCTCATTATCAAAATCATCACAGGTATCGCGAATATTGTTCCATTTACTTTCTTCCTCGCTAATATTTTTAACATTTTTTTGAGGTATTTTCCACAATTCAATAAGAGTATCTAACACATTCTTATCATTCCTAATAAATATTGCTTCAACCTCCTCGTATGTTATTCCGTCAGGAGCTTGTTTAAATACTTCATCCATATTATTATATATATATATTATATTCTTCAATCCTTTTATCCTTTTATCCTTTTCTATATTTTTCTATATTTTTCTATATTTTTCTATATTTTTATATATTTTTCTATT